GCAGTACCACGATAGGTACTCTATGTTCTGCCTCTGTCTCTGCCTGTTCCATAGCTGAGTGTAACCATTTGGGTAGAGTCTTTCGATGCTTGACCTCGATGCTCCACCTTGGATGCTCAACATCTCGACGCGACTCACCATTGCAACCAGTTCTCTCACCACCTAGTAGCTTGGCAACCATGCGTTCACAATGCTTCCACGTTGTCATGGTATAGCCTTGCCTAATGCTGTACTCTTTGCGTATGCCTGACATCTATTGCTCCAGTCTGAGACTGTCTCTCCATCCTTTCGGTTGAGTCCCATCTTCTCTAACTGTAGTTTAAATGCTTCGGGTATGCTCATAGTCTTTCCATCAATATTCATAGTGCTATACTGTACGGTATAACATCGGCTACATAATTGGTACATCTCGTTTATCTGTGTCGCATCCCTTCCGCAGTTGTCGCATCTCATGTAGTATCTCCCTTTTTTCCTGCTCCATTTCTTTATGGAACTCTTGCATTGTTAAGCGATCACTTTCCAAACGCCTCTCTTCGTACTCCTCCATGATAGCAGGGTAATCCTCTTTAGGAAGAGTCTTTACTGGCGCAGGTCTTTTTGGTGGGTTCCAGTAAGGATCTTTTGATTTCCCAGATCTCTGTAGAAACAAATCATCTGGTACAGCACTAAATCCTAGACCACCTGTCTGTTCATCTGCTGATTTTAATGGCATTGATATTACCTCGATTGATATTTCCTTTCCTATAGGGAATGGATGTGTTGTTTGTCTTTCGGAACCGTTGTATTTTTGCAACTTAAAGTACACATTAAAGATTGCCTCTCTCGCTTTCTCTTTATTTGCCTTGCTTTCTGGCAGTTTATTTACTGCTTCAATGCAATCAAGACAGGTATTAAGATAGAAATCTATAGGCACACCTGATGCACCCTTGGTTTTCTTTATTTCTATGACGCATCTTTCAAAACAATTCTCTGCTTTTTTAACTAACCTATTTAACTGACTCATATATTATAACACATAACCTTTAACTTATTGATTTAAAAAGCCTAATATTATACCACAAATCTAACCATTTGTCAAGCATTAATCTTGACACCTTATGAGAGGATTAATCTTGCCCCCTATAGAGACAATAAACCTTCCTATAGAGAGCAATCTTGTATGCGAAATACCCTTTGCAAAATTATCCTTTAATATCAAAGGCTTATTGCTTATGTGTTATAATAGTAAGAGGAATACCCTTTATGGATTATTCAGACAAACTTTCCAGAAAGAATAAACGATACAAGAGACGTAACCTAGTAGCTAAAGATAACAAATACTTTAGCAGATCATTTACTCCTAAAGTTAAATACTCTAGGAAGTCGAAGCATCCTAACGCGACCCCATAGCTTCCTTGTAACCATCATCTGAACCATCTGCGTAACCTTCTTGATAAGCACTGTCACGAGCTACCAACACCTCGTTCTCGCAAGTATTAAAGGGGATTAGTATAAACTCTTCTCCAACAATTCCTCTAGCTATTTCCCTTTCAATTCCTTTTCCCTCATGTGCAACCTGACATACTGTATAGTGATCCTTGCCTACCTCTGGATCGTGCCATAATCTAACCTTGATTCCTCCACCCCAACCTGCACAATAAGATGTATACCCTGAGTTCTTAGTTCCAAGCCTTGAAACGTCTTTCGGTCTATCGCCCCTCACAAATCCATAAAAATGTGCCATGATTAATCTCCTTTTTTGTTGTAGCAGTCCTGACAAATGTCACCATCATCTTCGGGAATACACTCGCGCTCGTCCATTAACTGACCGCAATTTTTACAATTTGTACTGTGTTTTTCAACCCAGTTAAAACTCATGATTAATCTCCTTTTGGTATATCTTCTATAGCCCACTCCGCAAGACAGTGACCTATTGTTTGATGTATGATCTCTGATAGAGGTTCTTTTAAACTCATCATAAATTTCACACACTGATCGTCAGTCCAGTCTGGACACAGACCTTTAATCTCCTCCCTGTATATGTCTATACCATCAACAATTGTTACCTTCTCTACGTCTGAAGCATTGAAATCATAGCTCATGATTAATCTCCGTAAGTCTTTGATATTTAAGGTAAAGTCCCATCAGTATCGCCACCCTCAACTGCGCGATCGAATTCTTCCTTACCATGTAAGTCCGGCTCGTCAAGATCAGGGTCATAACATGCTAGCTCATGCTGAATACATTCCGCCTCTCTCATCCAAGAATCTATTTGCTCAGTGAGATCCTGCACATTATTTACTATCTCGTAAAGGCGTTGAGACATTTCAAATAAATATTTATCTACATCATCGCGCCCAATAACATCTCCAACGTATTCTGTTTTCATATTAATACTCCTGTTCTATATTAAAGTAATCAAAGTCTACATCATCAGCTAATTGTATAGACCAATCTTGATCCTCTTTATCTAGCAAGTAATCATGTAACTGATCTTCATCTAACGATGGTTCAGTTTCTAATGGCTTGAATACATCAGCATTACTATGTAAAAACATATCACGTTTATCTAAGTTATTCATATCTATCTCCTAATTTACTTGTTAATCTCTTTAACTCTTTAATACTCCTCGATTGTATCACATTTTTTACCACTTGTCAAGTTTACTTTTGCCTCTCTCCCTCTCAACATTTACCAAGAGATTTTGCCTCTCTCCCTCTCAACACTCCCCCGTTGTAGGCTGTTGCTGTTCGCTGTAGGTTTGAGTGGGCCGTATCGTTTGCCGTTGTCACACCCATTCCTCCACCGCAATTCATGATGATGATTCTAGTTGTTGGTTATAGAGAGTGCCGTTGCCGACTTGTCGGCGCATTTAAAGGTTTGTGTTATTTGTTTGCTGTTGGTAGCCTGAGGTATGCGTGGGCTGTACCGTTTGCCGTTGTTGCGCTATCGCTCTCGCGAGGAACGAGTGCAGTGATAGCGTTGTAGTTAGCTGTTATGGAGCAGGATGGAGCGCAGCGACATCCGCGCATTAATGCTGTTAAAAATTTTTTTTGAGCAGTTTAGAGACTTGCTCAGGTCTTGAAGTTTAGCAGGAAGCTAAGAGTTCCTCACATTCTGGCAGGAAACTAATGGTTGAGGGGTGCGGATAGTTATTGAAGAACCGTATCATCTGGCCAAGCCTATTAGCTAGAGCCTTGTTAAGGATCTCCGGATAATCAAATGCGAGGTCTTCGCTATAGGCTCGGAGCAAGTATTGCTCTACTGCTTTCCCGTAGTGCGCCCAATCGCTTAGAAAATCCTCGGATTTCTTTAGCTCGATCTTGATAGCTTTCTCTCGGTCAATCCCTGCTTCTACCCATGATTCCACCTTGCGCTCTGAAACGTAGGGGTTATCGCTCTTGGTCATTCTCCAAGCTACTTTGTCCCGTATGATCTTGGGAACATCGTGGTAATTGATCCGCTGAACAACGCTAATAACCTGAGCCACCAAGGCGGTATTGTCTGCTATCCTTTGCTCGATGCCCATTTGTTCAGAGTCGAAGCCGTTGTCATTAAGCCAAGCTTCGCGGTTAGGGTCAGCGGTCGCTAGTCTTTGTTCGTCTTTCTGGATCATAAGCGCAGGGAAGAAAGCTTCGTTAATGATAGAGCCTGTCAGGAATTCCGCGTTACGCGGCGCCTTTTGAATACTGTCTAGTTCTTTGCATACGTTTAATACTTGGTTGAATAGTTCGGACATGTTTATTCTCCATAAAAAAAGCCCCATCAAAGATAGGGCTTTGGTAAAAGGGTTGGTTAGGTTTTGGCGAGATCGCCCACAGGGTAAACCGCGTCAGGTTGGTGCATCTGAGAATGGTCGAGAAAGTGCCGAGTCTGAGAAACAGGCTCAAGGTACTCGATCCCCTCGAAATCATCGGACACAGGAAACGCAACACCATCAATAAATACTAATGCATTAAGCATGGTTAAGCTCCTTATAATTTAATTGATCACTTCATTTTATAGGAAGAAAAGAAAAAAGGCAAGCCGAAAAGCAAAATAAACGGTAGAATATTTACCCCTAATTACGTGCCTAAAGAGAATAAAATCCCCACACCCTTCTTAATTGATGCCGTTGTTGTCCCATAGGTTAAGCCCTGAGCAGAGGAGGATTAACAGAAACAGCACTACCTATCCACAGCTTACCCACAGACCTGCCCGATACAACAGGACAGCTATGTGGATAAACTATGGATAGCTAACGCTAACAACATACAGGACTATAAGATTTAATATAAACAACAACAGACACAGAAGCAATCAGCCGTTAAGTTATAGAGCCGAGCTTGCGAGTGCATTTTTTGTTGCTGTTACCAACTGCCGTTGCTGTTGCCGTTACTACTGCTGTTAGTTTGTTTGCCGTTTGGTATATCCTCCCCCCACACACACAGTCAGTTCAAACCAACTGAACTGGTTTGTTATAGAGGGGCGAGCTTGCGAGATCCTAGCTGTGGCTGTGGATTGATGAGCGAATAGCGAATTCCTGAGGTTTGTGTTATTGGTTTGCTGTTGGGCAGTAGCAATGCGACCTGTCTGTAGCGGAGCATTGACGAATGGAGCGTGGTCGTTGAGCGTAATGAGTAGGGGGGGGATATGTTGATGCGGAACAGAGGAACAACGGCAAACGATACTACCGACTCAAACCTAACTGCAATGATGTCGCAAAGCTCCACACCAGCATCGGGGGGGGGAACCCCCCTCGCTGTTTTCTGTTATATATATATCCTATCCACACAGCGGAGGGATATTTTAGGTAACCAAGGAATATCTAATGAACCCAAAAGTATGGAAATTAATATCTGACTATTTGCAACATAGATTTGATAAAAAGAAGATGAATCGACTTAAACCTAGTTGGACAAAGCTCTTACAACAGAAGGAGGATGAAACTGGAGGTGATCCCTTTAGGGGGGTTAATTGGGAAACAGGCCGTATGCAATGGATGGATGATTTGGATGATATAGACTGGACTGATCCCGAAGATTTTACATTAACAGGCTTTAGGCATGATTCAGACCAATATAAAGTAAAGGACTTTGATCGTGAAGCATATGAAAAATCTTGGAATGAATTTCTTACGAACCCATACGCTAAACGACCGCGTATTAAGGATTTTGAATATGATGAAGTATGGAGAGCAATTGCTGAAGAGCAGAAAGGTGAGGAAGAAAAAAAGGATAAAAAGCCAACAAAAAAACTTCTTAGAAGAAAGAAGGGTGGCGGACGAAGTTTCGGTGGTGGCGGAGCATTACCACCAGATCTTATAGGATCAGGTAAAACCCTACCCAGAGGCTTCAAGAAAGATGACAAGAAGTATTAATGTTTGAATGGATGAAGGGAAGTGCTGCTAATTTTGGCTATGTAGACGGATCTGACATTAGAATAGAGCGTTACTCTAAACCTAATAAAACTCTGTATTATTACTTATCTAACGCTGAAAGGCTTTACTTCCACCATGCAGGGCCATTTGACACACCACAAGATAGAGATGACGATATATTACGTCAACTTAAAGTAATCATGAACCCTAGGGGTAACAAGGGGTTAACCGAGAAAAGCCCGTCACGGGCCTTATAGAGCGTCTGAGAGGATATTATGCCCAAACTAAAGACTAAATCAGGTAAGACCAAACATTACCCTTATACCAAGAAGGGATATGCGGCTTACAAGAAAGCGAAGAAGAAGAATGGCTGATTCACCAATATTTTCCAGCCTATCTGATCTAGCAGATAGGGGTAGTGAATTTAAATCTTCTTTGGCTCCAAACGTTAAGGTTGAGGGAGGTAGAGTCTCTTTAGATGGGCAGTTATTGCCTATTGGATCTGACCCAGATTTAGCAAAGCATTACGATGCTTCAAGGACGATGAGTAATTTTTTTGGTAAGATTCCTCCTGCCGGAAAAGTCTGGGGTCCACTGGCTTCTACTTTGGTTGGACTTGGAAATGAGGTTATGGGTCTTATTGAAGATACACATGAGGGGCAATACAACATTCCATCGGATTCTGCGAGCAATAGATGGGATGATCTAAGGGCTAACTGGGCAGGAGCATGGGGAAAGCCTGTTAAGTATATTAAGGATTCTGGTCTTTTTGACCATGACAAAACTCAAGTCATTCCTGATTGGATTCCTATGGAAACAATGTTTAATACTATAATTCGACCAGCAGGAGCATCAGATGAGCCACCTAAATTTAGTTTGGAAGAGGCTCTAAGAAGACAGGGGTATGATCCCAATCAAATATTACAAAGGAATACCGCTGATATTGTTAACCTAGCGGATAAAAGGAAGTTGGATCAATTAAAAAAAGATCACGACGCATTACAAAATATACCGCAGGATGACGTTGACATATTTAACAGAACTATAGGGCATGATACACCGTATAAGTATGGTCGGGATGCAAGAATTTTAGATTTTGCTGAAAAATATAGTCGTATACTTAGAGAGCCATTTCCTAATACAGAGCCAGAAGATCCAACTGCCAGAAGAATGGTCAGGTCTATTGGTGGGGGTCTACCGCCGCCAGAAGGAGGACCACCTAAAAGATCTGATCCATGGTGGACAGATGCCTTAAAGGTTGGAAAAAAACTTGGGCCTTGGGGTATACTGGCTGAATACATTTTAGGAGAAGAGCTAGGAGGCAAGCGAGGAGACAAAATCGCTATACCTAACATTGCCCCTGAAGAGGGGCTTGGCCCTGCCTTTTCTACACAGGAGGAAGCAGAGGCTATATATGGGGATAAATATGATCTACCAGAAGATTTTGCATCTAAATTAATCAGCCAAACATTAGACACCATACCTTATAGTGTTGAGGTTCATGATGCCGACTCACCTTTAGAAAAGAAAAAAGTAACTCTTGAGCCAAAAATTACAGAGACTTATTTCCCAGAGCAAACAGCTTCTGAGTTTATTCTTGACCAAGAAACAAAAGTATCAAAAGCTCAGGACAGTGCATCTGATCTACGAAGAAAGGCTGAAAAAGCCAGAAAAAGAGCCGAAGAAAAAGAAGACAGAATAAGGAAAGAAGCTAAAAAACTTAAAGCTAAAGTGGGGCATGATGATAAAAAGGTTATCTCTCAAGCTAAATCAGCAGCCGAGAATAAGAAAAGAGAAGCCGATAAGAAGAAAAAAGAAGCAGATGCCCTACAAAAAGCCCATGATGATTTTATGAAACAGTTGACAGAAGCAAGCAGAAGACGATCTCTAATGAACAGGCTTCACAGAGGTGTTGGTCCAAATCAATTTCTATATGATATATAATGACAGAACGACAAGATAAATTTGTAGACATTTACAGTAAGACAGGTAATGCTACCCAGTCTGCAATTGAGGCTGGCTATTCAGAAAAGACAGCTAAACAAAAAGGCTATCAATTAAAGAACCTTTTAAGGAAAGAGATTAATGAGCAGACTCAAAAAGTATTGGCAGACCATGTACCTTCCAGTATTAAATATTTATCGGAGTTGGCGGAATCGTCAGAGAGCGATTCGGTACGCCTTGGTGCGATCAAGGATTTACTGGATAGAGCAGGATTAAAACCTGTAGAGAGAATAGAACAGACTACAGTGGAAAGAATGTCGGATGAAGAAATCCAACGGGAAATCGACGCGCTCATCAAACACTAGGGCATTAGAGTTATTAAAGGAGCAAAGACGCAGAGAACGCTTCTCTAAGATCAATTCTTACGACCCTTACCCCTACCAGCTAAACTTCCATAAAAGCGGCTCAGAGGCCAATCAGAGGCTTCTCATGGCGGCTAACCGCATAGGGAAGTCTTATTGTGGCAGTATGGAGTTAAGTTACCACCTTACAGGGATCTATCCTGAGTGGTGGGAGGGCAGAGTGTACCGTCAACCCATCGTAGCATGGGCAGGTGGTGTCTCCAACGAGACAACCAGAGACATTGTTCAGTTTGAATTATTGGGTTCCCCTGATGATCCAGAGGCTTTCGGGTCAGGTACTATTCCTAAAGACCTGATTATTAAAACAGAAAGAAAGCCCGGAGTACCAAATGCTAAGAGTGTGGCCCTCGTAAAGCACGTATCTGGTGGGAACTCTTCTTTATTCTTCAAAGCCTATGAGATGGGTGTAGAGAAATGGCAGGGACGTAGTGTAGATTGTATATGGTTGGACGAGGAACCATCAAGAGACATTTATTCTCAAGCAGTTACAAGGACATTAGACCGAAAGGGAATGGTTTACATGACCTTTACCCCTGAAAGTGGTATGACCGAGACAGTTGCGTCCTTTATGAACAACCTTCAGAAAGGTCAGGCTTTAATAAATGCGACATGGGATGACGCATCTGAGAAAGTAAAGACCATGAATGGGTTAGATGGGCACTTAAATGAAGATGTTATGCAACAAATTCTATCCTCTTATTCGCCACATGAGAGAGATATGAGAAGAAATGGTAGACCATCTATAGGTTCTGGGCTTGTATTTCCCCTTGGTGAAGAGAAAGTTATGATAGATCCTCTTCATATAGAGGAGCATTGGCCGAGAATAGCGGCAATAGACTTTGGTTGGGATCATCCAACGGCTGTAGTTTGGTGTGCAATTGACACTGAAACAGAGATATTTTACATATATGATTGCTATCGAGCATCAAAAGCAAGTCCATCGGTTCATGCGGAGAACATAAGAGTAAGACCGCATTTTATTCCTATAGCCTACCCACATGACGGTAATCGCAGGGATAGCATGGGAAATCCGGGGCTTGCTGACCAGTACAGGAACTTAGGTTGTAACTTTTTATTGGAACATTTTTCTAACCCACCAGCATTGGGAACGAATAAAGGTTCTAATTCTGTTGAGGAAGGTTTAATGGCGATGCTCCAATCTATAGAGGCTGACAAGTTTAAGGTATTCTCAACTCTCACAGATTGGTTTGAAGAGTTTAGAATGTATCACAGAAAATTTAATAAGGTAGTTCCTATAAGGGATGATCTTATGTCTGCAACACGATACGCATTTCAATCACAGCGTTTTGCTGTATCTGGTAAAGATCCAACATGGACGCAAGAGGTTAATTATGGGAATTACGGAATAGTTTAATGGCAAAAGATAGATCAGATGACGAGCTAGTTACTAGGATACGAGGAGAGATTACAGATTCGCTTGGGTATATGGGCGATACAATCTCTCAGCAGAGAGAGCAAGCTATGGAATATTACTATAGCTTACCTTTCGGCAATGAGGTTGAGGGTAGATCACAGTATGTAGACTCTACAGTACAGGACACAGTGGAGTGGATTAAACCTTCCTTAATGAGAGTCTTTGCTTCAGGTGATGAGATGGTTAAGTTTACACCTCATGGCCCAGAAGATGTACAGATGTCTGAACAGGCTACCGACTATGTAAACTATGTATTTACTAAAGATAATCCCGGATGGGAAATTCTATACTCATGGTTTACGGATGCTTTATTAAGCAAGAATGGAATAGTTAAAATCTGGTGGGATGATTACGATGAACCACAGAGAGAAGAATACTCCCATCTTGACGATATGGAGTATGAAGTTCTAATATCTAATCCTGATGTAGAAGAAATATATCACGAAGAATATATAGAAGAAGATCAGATGATGGGTGTTACTGCTTACCATGATGTCATTATAAGTAGAACAAGAAAAACAGGTAGAGTTAAAATAGAGAACGTTCCACCTTCTGAGTTCCTTATTTCTAGGGAATCAAAAGATATACAGAGTGCTAGATTTATTTGTCACAGAGTAGAAAAGACATTATCAGAATTAAGGGAGATGTATCCTGACGCAGACTTAGATGCAAGTGAGTTAGGTGCTGGTGATGAGGACATGACACAGTTCTCTGCCGAAAGGTTAGAACGTTATGCTTTTGACAAGTCTGCTAGATACTGGGAAGGATGGGGTGGAGATGAGTATGGTGAGCAAGGGTTACGAACTTACTGGTTGCATGAATGCTTTCTTAAAACCGATTATGATGGTGATGGAATAACAGAATTAAGAAAGGTTTGTTTAGTTGGCTCTACTGTTCTTGAGAATGAAGAGATTGATTCAGTACCCTTTGTCTCTATTACTCCAATTAAGATACCACATAAGTTCTTTGGTTTGTCTATAGCTGATCTAGTGATGGATATTCAGCTAATGAAGAGTACGTTAATGCGTAATCTTATGGATAATATGTATAACCAGAACTTTGGGAGGTATGCAATTTTGGAGGGTCAGGCTAACCTTGATGACCTTTTAACGCAAAGACCCGGTGGTGTGGTAAGAGTTAAGTCTCCAAACGCAGTTACACCTTTGGCTACACCTTCATTAGAGCCTTACTCATTCCAGATGTTAGAATACTTAGATGGGGTTAGAGAGTCTAGGGCTGGCGTGTCAAGAATGTCACAAGGATTAAACGAGAATGCTTTAACATCTCATACTACAGCTACGGCTGTTAATGCTGTCATGGGCGCGGCTCAAAGTAGAGTAGAATTGATTGCTAGAAATTTTGCAGAGACTGGTGTTAAAGATTTAATGCTGAGGATTTATGAGTTATTACTTAAAAACCAAGACCATGAAAGAGTTGTTATGTTACGCAATCAGTGGGTTCCTGTTCGTCCTGACGCTTGGAATGATAGGTTTGATTGCACTGTGTCAGTTGCTTTGGGTAATGGGAACAAAGATCAGCAAATGGCTCACCTTTCAAGAATGTTGCAATTTGCAGGAGAAGCCATGAAGGGCGGCCTAAGAATTGTTAATGAGCAGAATATGTATAACTTAGGCGCATCTTTAGTTCGGTCAATGGGCTTTCAAAATGTTGATGATTACTTAACTAATCCTGCTAATATGCCGCCTCAACAGCAACAACCCTCACCTAAAGAGCAAGCCGATTTAATGGAGGCTCAAATCAAAAGGCAAGAGCTAGAAATTAAAGCTGGAGAACTTCAGTTAAAGGCGCAAAAGATCAAACAAGAATATGAAAAGTTACAAGTTGACTCCAGTCTTAAACAGCAAGAGCTTAACTTAGAGAGAGAACAAAATAGAGCAGTAGCGATAGGAGCAACTTAATGTTACCTGATGAGAGGGAAAGGAGAGCTAAGTCTCTCCTAGATGATCCGTTGTTTAATGAAGCATTTGGAGCAATTAAAGAAGATTTACAGAG